AGTTTGGCAAGCATTCCCTTGATCTCAAAATTGACAGACATTTGATGGTCCTGTGCAGTATGAGATCATTATACAAAAAAAAGAGGGTGGTTAGACCCTCCAGTGTGACGGTTTGAGAAGTGGATATTATCCTCTATTGCCATTGAGTGCGTCCATATCCACTTTTTGTTTTTTTCTTTCCTCTGTTTCTTTCGTGTTCAGATCTTTGAGATCCGCCTGCTCTAACATAAGGTTTATATCCACCAGAAGTTATATCACCATCTCGTCTATCTCTTCTCTGTCTAACTTGTTGATCTGTCATACCAATCTCACCACGATTTCTTTCATCAAGAACTTCTTCAATAATATCTTCTTTCCAATCTTCACTCATATTAACCATAATTGCTTCTGCTGCTTCTAAAGTCTCAGCATATCCTTCATCAAGCAAATATGATAATACAGTATCATAATAATCATAACTATTAAACTGAATCTTGCTCAAATTAATTCTACTTTTTCCCCTTTTAGCAGATCTTGTGGAAGTTGTATTTTGAGGAGTTTCTGTATTAGCAGGTTGATTTGTAAGATTCACTGGACGGTCTAATGGAAATCTATATGGACCATCTTCATCGGGATTAGTCGTACTATTTCTTCTAATAGACTTAAATCTTCCTGTAATTCGTTCAGGAGGTCTTGATGAAGAAGAAAAATATCTCATACCTGCTTCAGTTAAATCTTCAGTATCAGTATTTTCATTATACTGACAAACTTCCATATATGCTTCTTGAAGATCTAAAAGTTCTTGATCTCTCATTTTACTAAAAATACTTTTTAGTTATTTATAAAAAAGAAGCGTCCCCATTTTGGAGACGCTTCTTGAGTGCTTTAAGACGTGCTTTCGCTTGTCTTAGTGCCTGAGGTTTAAGTTTTCGTTTTTGATCTTTTTTTGAGTGTTTCTGCCAATTTGGAACTTGCATTGGTCTGGTGCATTTTTCTCACTCTAACAAAACCATAAGGTTTTTTCAAGTTATTATGACACTTTATTTAGTGTCACTGCTTTACCAGTCTAGAAAATCCCTTAATCTTTTCTGCCTTATAAACACAATCAAACTTATCTTCTAATCCAGTCTTATGAGAAATTACAAATACGTTTGTGTCTTTTAAGACAAATCTAATAATTTTTAAGAACTCTTCAGTTCCAGTTCCATCCAAAGAACTATCAAAAACCTCATCAAATAAAAGAATATTACAATTAACTGAGTTTTTTGATTTAGCAACCTCACGCCAGGCAAAAATAAGTGCAAGATTTATTCTTGCCTTTTCACCTTCACTGAAAGAACTATATGAAAAGTCTTCGTGAATTGGAGATTCTATTGTCTCATTGAATTCACCATCAAGCTTAAAATTAATATAAAAATCCATCATCTGCAAGTAACGATTTACTTGCTGATTGATAAATGGAAGATACTTATCAATAATTTTGGTCTTTACCCCATCATCTTTGAGTAAAGAATAGGCAAAATTATAATGAAGAATCTCTTGCTTTCTTTCTGAAAGTTGTTCGATTGATTTTTGGAGATTTTCTCTGAATTCCTCTAACTTTTGATGTTCAGTATTTCTGTTCTGTAATTGATTGGTAATTGTTTGAATTTCTTGTTCAAGATCTCTGATTTGTCGTTGACTAAGATTAATTCTAGTATTGTTTTGAGAAATGTCATTCGTTAGTTTACTAATCTCCTTTGATAATGAATTAAACTGACGCTCTCGCTCTTGCTCAAACTTTATTTTTTTATCAAGTTCTTCATAACCATTTTTAAGTTCCTTTGCTTTATTTTGAGCATCACTAATTCTATTTAACCTAAAATCTTCATCTATCGTTTGAGTACAAGTAGGGCATACCGTATTTTCAGTAAAAAACTTATGCTCTTCAGTAATTGTTGATACTTTTTGAGATATTTTACCTTTAAGATTATTGAGTTTTACTAATGTATTTGCCGAACCAATAACTTCTTCTTGCTCTTTTGTATACTTATGAATATCTTCTTCAAGAACAGCATTTTGCATCATATAATTGTCAATTTCTGCACTTAAATTGGCAATCTTTTGTTTATTGGCATTAATATTGGCATTTCCTCTGTTTTCAAGTTCTTCGATAAAATCTTCTTGCATTTTGATTTTATCTTTTAGATTTTCTCTTTTTAGATCTAAGGATTTTATTTGATCTTTTTGAGTTCTTATTTCTTCTTTGATAAGACTATTCATCGAAGAAAAAATACGAATATCAAGTAAGTCTTCAATTACTTCACGACGATTTGCAGTCGTCAACTGCATAAATGGGACAAAAGTACTACTACCAAGAATGATAATTTGTGTGAATGACTTGTAATTTACCTTGAGAATATTATCCTCAAGAATGCGTTGATTTGCCCTATCATCTGCTTCCTTATGGAGAAGATTGCCATTAACTTCAATATCAAATACATTTGGTTTAATTCCCCTACGAACCAAATAATCGCGGTTATTAACAGAAAATTCTACTTCTACTAGACAATCTCTTTCATTTACTGTATTGACTAATTGATTCTTATTGATTTTACGAAATGCCTTATTGAATAATACGAATGTTAGTGCATCAAGAATAGAACTTTTACCCGAGCCATTTGCCCCAATAATCAAATTAGTATTATGCTGCTGAAAGTCTATTTCTGTAAATTGGTTCCCTGAACTTAAAAAATTTTTATATTTAATCTTCTTGAAATTTATCATTTTTAGGAGGAATTACAATATCATTAGGAGTAATTATCGCATACTTGTATTGATAATACTTACAAGTCTTTATAGCAAGTTCATCATCAACTTCAACTATATCCATCTCAGCATCTTCATCATCTTTCAACATTAATGCATATCTTGTTGCATCATCTTCTTCTTCAAATAAAAACAAAACTTTGTTTCCATATTCATCCTGAACAGCATATGCCCCATCTTCTCTTTGATCTTTGAGTGTTAGAAGAAACATTTATTCTACTTCGCAAGCTCTTTTATATAGATCTTGAAAAATATTTTTAATAATGTTTTTGTCTAACTCAAATTCAGAATCATCAATATAACGATTTAAGATAGAAAGAGTATTTTCTTCTTCATCAACTTGAAAATCTTCTGATTCTTGTATCTGAAAGTTTTCTACGATTTTTAGATCCTGAACACCAACAGAATAAAGTTTATCCAAAAACTTCTCAAAATCTTTCGGTTTTGATTTTTTACGAACAATAACCTTTACAATTTTATTCTTATATTCAGTTGCATTAAAAAGTTTATAATTCGTATCCTCATAGTAGATATTATAAAACATTCTATAAGGATTATCTACTGGTGTGAGTTCCAATGATTCTGTATCAAAAATATGAAATCCTCTTGTATCATTTACATCATTCCAAAACATTTCATATGGATTTCCTAAGTAATAGATTCTTCCATTATTCGATCTAGTGTGATAGTGTCCCGAGAAGACAAGTTGGAACTTCTCAAATAATTTGCTGTCCATACCATCTTCCATGGTGTGTCCTCGATGAGCTTCAAATCCATTGAGTTCAAGGTGCCCCATCGAACACTTGCAATTTGTTTTTTTAATAAGGTTAAAAGTTGTTTCTTCATTTTCAGTATTAATCCAAGGAACAAATAAAACATCAAGTCCACCAATATTAACTTCTGTTGCTTCACTGTATGTTTTAATGTTTTTATAATCCTTAAGTAAAAGTTCTAAAGAATTAATAGAATTAGAATTTTTTAAGAAAACATCGTGATTACCAACAATCATATAAACATTGTATTTTTTTAATGGTTCTAATACAACCCTTCTTGTCCAATCTAATCCCCAGTAATCTATCCCCTTTCTATTATCAAATGCATCTCCAAGATGAATTACAGTATCAATATTATTTTCTTCTAATGTTGGAAAAAATATATTTTTATAAAATAACTCAAAATAATCGTGCAAATGCCTAGAAGATTTTTTACACGACCAGTGAGTATCTGTAATTAAACCTACTTTCATTTA